AAAGTTAGCGCTACTGCTTTAGAGGCTACCACCGAGCAACGCTTTAATCATATTCTGCTATGTCTAGAAGCTCTTAAAAAAGATTTAGAATCTGTAAATGGCTCTGTAGCATCTTTACAGGTTCTAGCTTCAGAAGGTCAAACATCTCTTAGAACTCTGCTATGGCTAGGTGGGGTAGTCGCTGGTATTACAGCGTTTTTAATTATGCTATATGAATTATTTGCTAAATGAGTACTAACTATTTTAAACTACCAATTGATAAGTTACTTCAGCGGTTACCTTCTCCTGTAGAATTTAACGAAGGCCAAATGGCTATGGTTAATGGACTTAACGAGAAACGTTTCTGGGTTCATGTAGCCGGTCGTAGAACTGGTAAATCTTATGCAGCAGCTATTCTAGCTTTTGCTAAGCTTATGTTTTTATCCAAATTGTCATCGTGTTTCAT